TAAATAATTAAAAAATTAAATTACTAGTATTTTTATGGATAACAATATTCTTAATAACCTTCAATTATACAAAGGAAAGTGGTTCTCCGACTTGATTGATACTGCTAAGATTTCAGTAGCTTCTCAGCAGAATCCGTATCAGGTGTCTACTATCTTGTCTTACGTATTTGGTACAAAAGATAGTGGTTATAGCACTTCTTTGGATATGTTGACAGGTGGTCTTGGCAATGTAATGACAATTGATCAGCCTTCTTTTGAATGGTCTGTAATGGTTGATAATGACAGAGCCGTAACAATTAGAGACGCTAAATGGAATGGCGCAGCTATTACTCCTACTTCTACTGCAGGTTTGGGTAACACTCCTATTATGTTGTGGTTAGAAGATAATTGGTTTGGTCCTGGTGCTATTCTCGAATTTGATAACAGAGAGTTCCAAGTACGTGTATCAGGTGCTCCTTATCAAGACGGTAATCTGTGGGTATACACCTGTTTTGTAGCAGATGGTCAGCCTACTTCTTATATTCCTTCTGAATATCTTGAAGCTGGAAAACAAGTATCTCGTCTTGCTTCTGCATACGAGGAATACAGTGAAGAGGGTGATATCTTGAACTACAACACTCACTTCAAGATGCGTAACTATCTTACTACTATTCGTGTTAACTATGATATTACTGGTTCAGCTTATTCTACAGTAATGGCAATTGCTTTGAAAGATCCTGCTACTGGCAAGACTTCTTATCTGTGGGCTGATTATCAGGAATGGAAAGCTTTACGTGAATGGTACAAGAGATGTGAGCGTATGCTTGTTTATATGAAAACTAATGTTAACAAGGATGGTTCTTGCAATCTGAAGGGTACTAATGGTCGTCCGGTATTTATCGGCGCTGGTCTGTTGGAACAGATTGCTCCGTCTAATAGACGTTACTATACTCACTTGACTGGTGAGATGTTGGAAGACTTCTTGTTTGACTTGTCTTATAACTGTCTGGGTACTAATGAACGTAAGTTTGTTGCCTTGACTGGTGAAATGGGTATGCGCGAATTTGACCGTATCTTGAAAGAAAAGGTAGCTACTATGAACTTAATGGATACAGTATTTGTAACTGGTTCTGGTGATAACTTGACTTTTGGTGGTCAGTTCAAGACTTATAAGATGACTAATGGTATCGAGTTGACTTTGAAATATTTCCCGTTGTATGACGATCCTACTTACAATCGTGAGTTGCATCCTGTAACCTTGAAACCGAAGGAATCATATCGTATGACTTTCTTGGATCTTGGTCGTCGTGATGGTGAAGCTAACATTGTTAAGGTAGTTCGTAAGGATCGTGAATTCGTTACTTGGTATACTGGTGGTGCTGTTGCTCCGTCTGGTTATGCTAAGTCTAAGGATACCTTGAGATCTAATGGTAAGGACGGTTATACCGTATTCTTCCTTGGAGAAATGGGTATTATGCTTCGCGACCCCAGAGCCTGCGGAGAGCTCATTTTAGAGTAAGTCGAACATTAATTAAATAAAAATAAACTAATTTTCGAGTAACTTTTTGTATTTTGTACGTTTATATATAATATACTAACAAAAAGATATATTATATGAAAAGTAATGACGTATACAAAATCACTAATAAGATTACAGGAAAAGTTTATATAGGAATAACTAATCAGGGCGCTGGTGCGAGGTATCGCCATCATTGGTATGAGGCTCGCATCGGTGAACCTGCTCCTATTCATCGTTCAATGGCTAAATACGGAGAAGAAAATTTTACATTAGAAATAATTGATTTTGCTGATACGTATGAAGAGTTGAAAGAAAAAGAAAAGTATTGGATTAAACAATACGATTCTATGAATAGGGAAAAAGGTTATAACTTAACAGAAGGCGGAGACGGAACATTTGGTAGAATGCACTCTGAAGAAACTAAAGATAAAATTCGTCAAAAAGCTATTGGAAGAAAGGCGTCTGAAGAAACTAAAAAGAAGATGTCAGAAACACGAAAAGGTAAGACTACAGATAAGTTGCATAATCATATAATGAATTTAGTTGAAAAATGTCAACAACCTGTAGCTATACTAGATGTGGATAACAACGTTATCAATGTGTTTAGATCTAAAGCAGATTGTGCTAGGTTTTATAATACTACTATAACTTTAGTTAGGACATACAGCGAACCAGATATTCCGAAATTGTGGAAGAAACAAAATGTTTATATAAGAAAGATAACATTAGAAGAATATAATAATTATTCTTTGAATTCCGCCGCTTAATAACAGGATAAATCTAATACAAAGTATTATGGAAGTAATCGTTAGAATAATGAAAGTAAATCCTTGGACAGGGCTTACTAAATGGCCTACAACATATGATTATGTAGGTCCATACTGGACTAGATCTGGTAATATCTATACTGGCTTGAGCTCAGAAGATGCTCGTAGATTGGAAAAAGCCTTAAATAAAGAAGAAGGTGAATTAGCTCCTAATAGTGACTTTTGGACTACATTTGCAGTTAAAATCGGTAAAAGAGATTTGATTCTTGATACTGAGAAACCTTTAGATGAATTGCAATACTTATTTCTTAAAGGTCATAAAAGAGTAGCAGATGGTTTGTCTAACATGAATCCTTCTAAAGATTATGTACTGATTAATAAAGATGCAGAGGCTGAACAGGCTAATCGTGTTAACAAAGTTAAACGTGAAGCTTATCGTGAGCTCGATAAAATGTCTATTGAAGATATGCGTAAGTGCTTACGTCTGTATGGTATGAAATCAGATACAATGTCAAATGAATTAGTTGAAGCTAAACTTACGGAACAAGTTGAGACTTCTCCTGAAAAGTTTATGTTGAAATGGGTAGAAAACCCAAATAAAGAAATTAACTTTGTTATTGAAGAGGCTATTGCTAAAAACATTATTAGAAAGAATCGTACTCAATATTTCTTTGGTACAGATTTGATTGGTAATGGTATCGACGATGTTATTGCTTATTTGCAAGATAAAAAGAATCAAGATATTAAATTAGCAATACTCAATGAAATTAAATCTAAGTAATGACTAATAAAGATTCTCATATAATTTTCAAGGTAGTTCTGGATAAGAATGCAGAAGGTATTGCCTATGGCGGATGTCCAGCATTCTTAGATGAAGAAGTAGACTTATTTCTTAATCAAGCATAGTTGGAAATCTTAAGTAATAAGATTACTGGCAATAATGCTTTAAGAATAGGTTTAGAAGGTTCTGTATCTAACTTATCTGAGATAGAGAAGTTAATAGCTACAGATGTTAATCTTCATGCTGTACATACAGACTACAATGAGTATGCATTAGAAGATGTTCATGATGAAGATAATAGAATGACTATACTTAGTGTATTACTTAAGTATGGACAATTCTAGACTAACTGTGTACTTACTAGTCATGAACTAGTAAAGCCTTTTAAGCAGACTTATAATAATATACCTTGGGTAGAGAATCCAGTAGCTACTTTAGAAAATGATAAACTCTTAGTATACGTAGATCCTGTTTTAATGCAGGATCCTATGTATGCTCCAAGAGTAGAAGATAATACAGAGTTCTATAGAGTAGATATTACTTATGTTAAGAAACCAACTAAGTTTGACTACACTAAACCTGAACAAGAATTAGATTTTCCTGAAGATGTCATGTATGAGATTATTAATAGAGCTGTAGTAATTGCTTTAGAGAATATAGAATCTCAAAGACAATCTTCTAAATTTTAGTTAAACCAAGTATCTGAATAATTATGCGCGAAAGAGATTTTCAAATAAATGTAGAAAGGCAACTGAATAACATTATAACAAACTATAATGATACTATTAAGTTTCCTTCAGATACTTTGTTTCATTTCATAAACAAAGCTAAAGACGAATATGTTAAACAGAACTTTAGAGTATTCTAGAGAAATCAAGAGATTACTGATAACATACGTACTTTAGTAAATACTAAGAGCTATACTACTTATAGCTTTAGTAAATTAGGTAATAAATGGGAAACTGATTATCCTGAAGATTATATGTTTGCACTTGGTGAAAATGTATACATAAGTATAAAGGATAATAAATGCAATAACTTAATTACTCGTGAATCTGATGTAATAGAGGCTACAATAGAGACAGTAAGCTCTAGACTAAGTAATAGTCTATCAGATCACAGATTGCGTTATAATCAAGCAAAGCCTATTAGAGTATATACTGACAATAAAATTGTATTATATACTGATGGTAATTATGATATAAGTTCTTATGAACTTACCTACTTAAGAAAAGCAAAAGATCTGGGTAACGTAAGCGATCTTACTAAAGAATACACAGATCTTCCAGAAAATACACATTAGGATATAGTTGATCTAGCAGTTCAAATGATAGTACAAACTATACCTAATACAAGTTCTAAGAAATCTTAGGACGAATAATTAAGGCGCTTACCAACGTGGAAATCTGAAATAATGAAAGTAGAAAGTAAGCGAATAGACTAAGCGCTAATGTCTAATTTAAAAACAAACATTTAATATGATAACTTCAGTACACTCAGTTCTGATTGGAAAACAAGCTCCGGCTTCTTACACTACAGTAGATGCTTTGGCTGTTGGTGATGTTGCTTTGTTCGATGAGAATAAGGCTCTTATTAAGACTGCTGCTGATGCAGTAAATGCTAACTCTCTGTATGTAGGTGTAGCAGGTGAAAAGATGAATGTTACTATGCCTGATGGTACAGTAGCACAGAAAGCTAATATTGATTTCTCTACTGAAATTCAGAAAGCTTCTAAACCGTCTGCAGTAATTGGCGAATATGTAGCTCCTGTTGAAGAAAAGATTGTAATCACTTTGACTGACGCTACTATCATTGCTGGTAATCGTTACGTTTTGCGTATTGTTTATAAGGATTTTGAAGTAAACAACTTCCAGTTTACTCATACTTATGAAGTATATGCTGAAACTACTACCCCTGCAGATTTAGTAAATGCTCTGTTGAAGAAGATCAATGCTCATAAGAATCGTAGAGTACAGGCTTCTGCTTCTGCTGCAGTTCTGACTTTGACTGCTATGCCGAAGGATGATAATGAAGGCGTTTATTCTTTAAATGAATATAGCGTTGTATCTATGGAAGCTTCTCTGTATGAGACTATTCCTGGTGCATTGCTTGCTAATCAGCCTAAGGCAGTTGTAGGTGCTACGATTGTTAAGACTGCCGGTAATCCAGGTAAGGGTTATTGGAAGCAAGTACGTGATGCAGAAGTACGTAACATGGGTTATAAAGGTCACGTATTTACTGGTGCATATCCTATTGTTGAACAGGCTCGTAAAGTAGTAGAAGATGCAGAATATGATTATGCTATCATTGAAAACGATAACCTGTACTTGAGCAATGATAATCAGTACATCAAGACTACTCCGTTGACTACGGAAGTTTATTGTCCTAGTTTAGTTGATTCTATTGTAGATAAAGGTATTCAGTCATTTATTGCTGGTAAGACAATTGCCTAATCCACGTTAGAGAGATTGAATTTGGGATAAGATTCCTTTTACAAACTACAGAAGTGGAGTTGTGGAATATTCCACTCTCCACTTTTTTTATTGTTGATATATGGACAAATTAACAAATATACAAATAGATGGTGATAAACTGACCTTTAAGATAGAGACTGAAGTAGATCTTAGTAGCTATAGTAAGGAAGTTTATATAGATGAAGTGTGGAATTTAAAGAACATACTTGAAGACAGTCCTATACATAACATTAGCTTTTCCGAGAATATTACAGTAGATTCCGAAAATAATGTAACTGTAACTAATGACGATATTCTGGAATTAGATTGGAATATGAAATACGTTACTTTGAGATGTTTTACGGAATAGGAAGAAATTCATTTTCATGGCATATACTACAATCCTTCAATTGTATATATGGCAGAGATTAGGAAATTACATACTCACTGCTCAACTTGTTTAGATGATCAGACTATGCAGAACATAATGTTAGTAGTCTTTAAGAGATAGTTACTTGAGTATGCTTTAGCATCCGATTACTATCGTGATGCTTTACAATTATATGTAGATATCTGTAGATTACTTGAGATATCTATCAAACCAAAATGTGCAGCTAGTACTTGCTGTAACAATGCTATTCTTACTCAGAAAGGTGATTGTTTCAATACAGAAAACGATAAGTGTCTTCATTTAGAGAAAGAGCGTAACTCTGCTACTTTATTTAGTGGTATTTGTTACTCTTGTTCTAACAATACTTGCAGTACAGGAAATTGCAGTAATGGTTATTGTAAATTATAAAATAAATAGATATGATACGAAAATGTGATGGTGTAAAGATATTGGACTTAGAAGAGAAGCTTGAAGCTACAGGTAGTGAATACATTGTTACTGCAGAAAAAGGCAATAACTATAAATTACCGCTTGAATCTGTAGCTGATATAGTTATAGGTAGTTCTAAGTTTAAAGCTGCAATTAAGGATGTATATGAATCAAGTACACCTACTGCATCTGTATCTTTAGATAAAGATCAATTTCTATTCTCATTTGGTATACCTGCTGGTAGAACTGGTGATGCTGGTAAAGATGGTAAAGATGGTAAAGATGGATAGGATGGCAAAGATGGTATTGATGGTGTACCAGGTATAGATGGAGATACTACTAGAGTAGTAATAGCATATAAGTCTACTAAGAGTATAGAAAGACCTGATACTCCTGTAGGAGGTAGTTGGGATTATGATACTAATACTATTACATATCCTGAAGGATGGTCTGGTAGTGATAGTAATCCTAATGGCTATGTATGGATGTCTACTGCTACATTCTCTAGTAAAGGTACAATAGTAGTACCTTGGAGTACACCTGTAAGACTTACTGGAGCAGATGGTCATGATGGAGCTGATGGTAGTAATATTGAATTCGTGTATAAGCTTACTGTAACTAGTTTAGTTACACCTACTAAACCTACAGGTAACAGCCAGACTGAAGCTATTAGACAAGGGTGGACTGATCATCCTACAGGTATTAGCGAACAATATCAATGTGAATGGGTTTGTTCACATAACTTGCAAACTGATGGTAGTTGGAGTGAGTGGAGTGATCCTACTATTTGGTCTAAATGGGGAGTAAATGGTAAAGATGGTGATGGAGTAGAATATATTTATCAACGTACTAAACTACCAGCTTCTCCTAAAGAGATTACAGATAACAACCCAGATCAGGATGAATATATACCTCAATCAGCTCCTGGTGAACAACCTTGGACAGATGATCCTAAGGGAGTAAGTGAAGAGTTTAAATACGAATGGGTTAGTAAAAGAAAGTATAAAGGTGATACTCACAAATGGGGTAACTTTAGTTCTCCGTCATTATGGGCTAAATGGGGAGATGATGGTCAAGATGGTCAACACCTTAGAGTAATGTATACTAAGACATCTGGTAGCGATGTTAAACCTAGAGATCCAGATAGATTGAATATTAATCCTGGTAGTATCTGGGGTGTAGGTATGCCTACTGCAACTGGTAAAGAAGCTATATGGGGTATTCAAGCTTTAGTTACTTTTGATAATAAGTTAGTAATTGATGAATCCTTACCTGAAGAAGAAAGAGGTTGGCAGGGTCCTTACTTAATTACTGGTGTACCTGGTCTAGATGGTAATAATTTTAATTATCAAGTAGAAGTATTTAAGCAAAGTCAGACTCAACCTGAGAAGCCTACTAGTAATGACCCATATAATCCTGGTGATGGTTGGGTACTTACTCCTGATATGTCCACAGGTATATGGTGGAAATCTATAGCATTAGTTCAAGGTGAAACTGGTACAGTAATAGAATGGGGAGCTGTAGTAAAAGTAACCGGGCAGGGGGTTATCATTAAAGGCACTTTAGATTCTACAGATGATCTTCCAACTAGTGGTAATGAAATAGGAGACGGTTGGGTTATTAATGGCTTCTTATGGGTATGGAATGGTAGTGACTGGGTAAATGTAGGTAAGGTTCAAGGCATGGATGGTAACTACTATGAATACAGATTTGCTAGAAACAATAGTTGGAGTTCAGCTCCTTCGTTAGACCAAGATACTCGTTATCCTTCTGGTTGGAGTTCTTCAGCTCCTGCTTTAAGTGATGGTAAAGTCTTATGGGCTACTTTTGCTTATATCAATGGTAGTGATAATACTATGATAGAAGACTGGTGTGATCCATACTATATGACTGGTATGACTGGTGATAATGGTGGATCTGGTATTCCTGGAGTAGGTTATGAAGTTAGATACTGTAAAGGCACTGAAACTACTTATACTGGTGAGGCTTGGAATGATACTATGAAATGGAAGAGAAACCCTACAGGTTGGTCTACGGATGTTCCTGAGCTTACTAAAGGTGATGAGTATAATTACATATGGTTTATTCAGTGTAGAGTTATTGACGATAACATGGAAACTGCATGGTCTAAACCTAATCCTATGGGTGGTATAATTACTCCAGATCCAGTAGGTTCACAACCTATAGCATATCCTATGGGTATATATAGTACTAGTACTCCTTATATTAACGATGGAAAAACTGCCCCATATGTATATGATACTGGAGGAGATACTGAAGGCAATCACTATTTCTTTTTAAAAGCCGTAATGACATGGATTGGTACGTAGTAGAATAACGAATCGCCAGGAACAGATACCTCTGGAGCATGGGGACCATTAAAAAACTTTGAAGCTATCTATACTGACTTACTTATTGCACCTAATTCATTAGTAGGTGGAGCTGTATTTAATAACAACCTGATGTTCTCACAAAGAGGTAAGGATGCTAGTGGGGGGAACAGTTCTAGATATGAACTAATTGACGCTAGTAGTGCTGAAAACGCTATGAATCCTTCTAACTCATTTAGACCTAATTTCTTGTTAGACTTTGAGAATGGTGAAGCTTACTTTGGAGCTGGAGGTATACACTTAGCTGCTGATTCTGAGAATAGTTAGTTGTAGTTAACTACATCTGATACTAAACTTACGCTAGACGGTAGCGGATTAAGTATGATTAACAATACTGGTGGGCTGTCTACTGTAGGTACATATATAAAGAAAAATAATATATCCTAGCTTACAAGTGATTATTAGTTTAAACTAGATTCAACTGGTATGCGCATGGGTCAGGCCCAGACTCCATTTACTGAGTGGTTTGGTTTAAATTCTGATGGTAGTGGATAGT